AACTGCAATCTCTGATATTTCATTTGGTATAACTTTTCTTACAAATTTTTTTAATGAACTACCTATTCCATATCTACGTCTACCATCACCACCCATCATACCACCATACGCTGCCATCTGTCTGTCAGGTAAAACTGGTCCCTGTGGTTTTGGTTGAAAAGGATTTACTGGATCTTCTGGACTTGGTAAAATTGGACCTTTACTCATTTGTCCTTCTGCAATAACCATTTGTCTAAATTCCTCTAGTGTCATTGGTGTAGCTTCAGGTCTAATTTCTAATAAATCAAATACGTATTTGTTGTATTCTTCTTCTAGCATAGCATCAACCATCATTTCCATTTCTTGTGGAGATTTAGGTCCTTCGTTTCCTCTATACTTAATAGATGGTGCGCCTGTTTCTAATTCTTCTGAAATTTGTATATCTGTTATTGCCATAATTGCCTTATTTTATAGAGTTTCTTATACTACTTGGTTTTTGCAAACAAATCAAGAGCCGGCATGATAACTGTTACGTCTCTCTGCACGTCCTCTTCAGGTATATTAGCAGCTTTTAAAGCTTTTTCAGTCTTATATACTTCACCTGTTTTTTTGTTTTTTATTGTCGTTATTATCTTTTCTGGTGTTAGCATTTTTATTTCATCCATTATGTTGTTACCTCTTTCTTAATATTTAGATAGCTAATTGCTACATCAAATGAATCAGAGCTACTTGATAGTACCGTAAAAGTTTTTCCACCTTCTACTATTAGCGGTTGGGTTAATAATTCTGTTGTAACATTTGCTGATAAAGCAGCTGATTTAATAGCGGTAATACTATTGTTTGTAATAGTCACTGTTGGTGTTCCAGCTGATGTAACTAATATAGATTTAATTAAATATGTTTCACTAACTAAAGGATTACCAGATCCAAACGGGGTTAACGCAGCACCACTAGTGCTATTATCTATGCCTACAAATTTATACTGATTTACTGTCGCCATTAATCTAAAAAGAAACTTCTAGCTTCTATTTCCTGTTTTAATTCTTCTTGAAATGTAGTGTTTAATTTTTCTAACACTGCATCTAAATCTCTAACCAAAGACTGTGCCACATCTTCTTCATACTCTGAACTTGCTCTAGTTAATGTTTGTACTATCTTTGCCATTATATTGTGTAATAATTTTGCATTCTTGATTCAATTGCTTCTCTAATATCAGTAGGTTGATTCTGTAAGTATCTTGAAGTAAATGGATCGCTTGCTACTTGTATATTTTCATCCACAACATTATTAACATCATCAAACATATTATTGTTATAAAGAGTTGCAATACCTCTATTGTCATCTCTACCACCAATAGGATTACCATAAGCATCTATATTTCCAGATCCTCTTTCTTTCATATAATTTTTGTAAGCTGATTCTAGTTCTTCATTAGTCATTTCAGAAACAGTTCCATAATTTAAACCTTTAATTTTACCCGCTCTTACTACTTCATTCATAAAATAAGGTCTATTTTTTGAAGCATTAAAATCAGAAAATTGTTGTAGTGGTGAATTTACACCTTTATTAAATAAATTTAAAAACATACCTGAAAGACCAAAATTAGGAATGTTTACTTTAGGTCTATTATATAGAAAAGAACTATATGTTCCAGGTTGATATGGACCTATTCCTGGTCCTGTAACTTGATCTTTAGCAAGACCACCTGCAACACCTACTTCAAAAGCTCTTCTTGCATCTTTAATATCTTGACCAGTCATACTTGAGTAATCATTACCCTGACCATCTGGTCCACTACCACCGCCACCTTGATTACCTCCGCCATAATCAGCACCGCTTGTATTTTTAGCACTAGTATTTGCAGCTCTACTGCTAGTTCCAACAGTTGCCATATCAGAACCACGATAACCTGGTCTTGAACCATCTAAAGTTTTAGCAACTCTTTGGCCTGTTGCGTACATCTGTCTAGCTTGTTGTAATCTTGTAATTGACATTATCTTCTTCCTCCAGTTTGTATATCTAACCTAAAAGTCCCTAATTTCCAACTAGTATCTACTGCAGTATTGGATATTGTAAGAGCGATAGCTCTTGCTCTTGCACGTGTGTCTATTTTTTCAGTTCCAGATGTTACAGTAAATGGACCTAATGATGAACTAGCTGCTGTATTATTAGGATAGTTTCTCAAATCTAATTGTATAATAGTGTTACCCGCTTGAGAAATAAAATCAGGTATAATTCTACTTACTCGCATAATATTTTCACCATCACCTCTTAAGTCTCCTAAATTAGTTGCAGCTCCTCTAATAACTTTTTGTGTAATATCATAATCTCCAGAAGTAATATTAGCTGGAATAGCTGTTGTTACTCCAAGTCTTACTTGATTAACTCCTGTTTCATGTTCATAGTAATATGAAATTCCTTCTGTGTTTCCTGTTACATCAAAAGATGTATCTGTTCCTGCATCGTATTGAGTAGCATGTGGTAATCCAAATACAGCAGAATCAATCCAAGTTGTTCTAATAAATAAAGAACTTGCATTAACAAACCATATAGGTCGTTTAGCAGTTGAGTCTAGATAACTATAAGTAACTGACTGTGTATTTACATTTGAGTTTGCTTCAGGATAAAACCATGTAACTTCTCCAAACAAATTATTAATACCTGCATAAACCATTTGATTAGATGTTGTATTTAAATTATCATAAACATAGTCTTCGACTAAACAGTCCATAGATTCTAACTTACCTGTGTATCTAAAGAAACCATTGTCAGACATCCAGTACGCAGCACCATCAACTTCAACAGCAGCGTTCTTACCTATTAATCCACAGTTAGTTCCGACTTGTTCAAAGGCAAAAGTAAAAGGAGTTCCTACAAAACGCATGGTAAATAAAGCCGTGTCTGTCCAAACGTAAAGTGCATTTCTACCAAGTTTAGCACCCATGATTCGTGATCCGGCGGCCAGTCTTTGTGTACCAGCACTATTAGTTGCTGTAGGTGTATAATCATTTATATTTTCTTGAGATGAGAATCTTATAAACATATCATCTTGTGTTGTTTTATCACCAATAGTTGTTTCTGTTCCAAAAAATACTAAGTGACGATCAGGAGTAGATACTAACATATCTCTAGACGCTGTAGGTGCACCAGATATAATAGTTGCTCTTGTTGTTACAGCATTAGTTAAATCTGAATTCCATTCAAAACACTCACCATTAAATATTAAAGCAATGGCTGTGCTACCTAAATTATCTATAGACCACATACCGGGTTCTTCAACTTTATCCGTGGTCGATGCTGCTTGACCCCAGGCTGAGTAAGCACTAAAGTTAGTAACTGTTGCACCATTACTGTGAGAAGCGTTTGTTGTGCCTCTAACATTTCTAGTAATTCCAGTAAAACTTGTAGCTGTAATTCCTGTGTAAGATATTTCTTCGTTATCTACTTGTATAAAATTTGTTCCTGAACTTGGAAAACCTGTGGTACTTGCTACATTAATCGTGGTCCCTGAACCACCAGTTCCAGCAGAGTCGGCATTTAATGCTCCATTCAATGTAGTAGTTTGTGGATTTGTAACAGTACCACCCCACTGAGATATACCATAACCAAAGACTCCAACCTGTTCAGCTGGTCCTACGTGATAATATTGAAAATAAGTTATGCCTCCAGAAGTAGTTGCTCCTGCTCCTCCTTCATTTCCAGGCATTGTAATAGTTAATGTAGTTCCTGTTGGTGTTGATGTTACCATAAATTTTTTATCACAAAAATCTGCAGCACCAAAGTTTGAACCTGTAATAGCACTAAAAGTAGTTGTGTCACCAAATAAAATTATATCACCTGGTTCAAAATTATGTGCTGATGGAAAAGTAAGAGTTACGGTAGGTGATCCATTACTTGTGCTAAAAGCATTTGTGAGAGCTGTGCCTGATGGATTAGTTAAAGGATGTATATCATAGTATACTCCTCCTGTGTAAACGTATAAAATTCTATTAGTTCCTATTAAAGAATATTTAATACCTGTTTTATTAACCATGTGATGCAAACCTCTAGCCGCACCAGTTAATTTACTATCACCTAATTGAGACCAACCACCTATTTTTTCAGGTGTACCATATCTAAAACGTACATTTTCACCTCCTGTCCATTGTGATTCAGCTCCGGTGGGTGTAACTTGTTTATTAAATCCTGGTAAAAAACCTAGTTTTTGTAGCATATAAAATCCTGTTTATTAGCTATTATATTAGATTATAGAGTAATTCAATCTATTTTTATTTTAAGAAATATACTCTAAATATTGGCCTGCAGCATAGTGTAAATTAAAGACTATAGCATGTTTTGGTTTGTCTTCAAGATTAGGTTTAGATTCATGTCTTAATAAACTGTCCCAAAATAAAATTCTACCTGGTTCAGGTTTAACATGAAGTTTAAGTTCAGGAAAAAATAATTTTTGATTGCTACTAGTTAAATAAAGTATACCTGAAACATTAGCCTGTCCATGCCTGTGATTTGCAGTCCAATCTCCGCGATCAAGTCTAATGCCGTAAGCGTCTGATAACGTATACTCTGGATTTAATAAACCTGTAAATGCAGACAAATAATCTTTACTGGCTGTCATAATAGCTTTAAAACTAGGATTTTCTAAAAAAATATTTTCTGTTCTTTTTCCTTTAACATTGCTCTTGTAATTCCATTCATTATTATTCTTTAACACATCATCTATTATTTCTATAAAATCTGTTCCGTCAAAATTATCAAAGTCAAAACCATAGAGGCAGGTTGATCTCTTTATTTCTTTTTCAATTCTTAATGCAAATTTCATACTTTATAATCTTCCTCAAGTGTATCAAAATCTAGGTTAAATGATATAATAATTTTTTCTATATCTTCAGTTATTTTAGGTGATCTGTGCACCACAAAACTAGGAAAAATAATTATGTCCCCTTCTTTAGCATCTATCTCTAATATTTTTTGTTTGTTGACTAACTGTGTTTTCGTAGCACCTTTTGGAAATTGTAAATAATATACTCCTGTATAATTGTTACTATGTATATGCCAGTTATGCACTCCGTTTTTTTTATATTTTTGAAACCATAGGTTTCTAATATGCACAGTGTTTAACTTTAAATTTTTAATGCATTTTAAAAAATGTTTTTCTAGTAAAGGTTTTATAAACCTCACCCATTCTCTATCCATATCTGTGCTTTTTTGCCAATCTAAATAATCAATTTTATCTTTAGGATGACAATCAAAATCATTTGCAGCTTTGTTTATAAAATTAATTAATTGATCTTGAATTAAATTATGGTGTTTAAACCTGTCTTGAAATCCATAGGACTCTAATATTATTTTTTTCATTAATAACACCAAGATACAAATGAGTATCTTGTTCCTTTTTTTATAGGTTTAATTAAATGCGGGTACATAAAAAGTGATGGAAATATAATTAAGTCCCCAGCTTTAAGTTTTATTTTATAGTCATTAAACATAATCAAATCTCCTCCTGTATAATCATCATTTAAAACTCCTATAATACTTAGTATGGGGATACCTCTAATTTCTCCTGTAAACAAACTATGTATATGGTCACAATGCTTAGACATTATTTGGTTTTTTTTATATCTATTAAATCTAATTTTACTAAAACCGTTCCAACCATTAAAAATTTCTCCCCCTATTTTATCAATAAGAATATATTTTTCTAAAGCTTTCCAAGTTAAATGATGTAAATCTTTAAGATGTGTTAAACTATTTCCATTACAAACATCTAATTCTTTATTACCATTTTTAGATTGTTTCTTAAATTCTTTTGAATAAGACCACTGATGTTGTTCCCAATTTTTTTCTTTTGTTAACTCTTTAATAGTAACATTTAAAATATTTTTAGGAATCCATTTATTTAAATGAAGTATATAACTTTTTAAATTTTTCATATTATTTTAAAATTAGCTGACACAGATATTCTTTCTCCGTTACTTGTAAAAGGACATACGTAATGTTTTAAGTTATAAGGAAATATAAAAAAATCTCCTTTGTTAGGTAAAAATTTTTGTTGATCAATGTTGTAGTCTCTATATTCTCCATACGAAAAAATTATAGATCCAGGACCTGAAGATTTTCCTATGTACTTTTTGTTTTCTTTTTTTAATGCAGAAGGTATTTGTAAATATAGAACACTAGATAGATCACAGTTTATATGATGGTGTGGAGGATTAGATTCATTTTTTTTCATATAATTTACCCATGCTGAATTACATTGTAATTTTAATAATTGCCTGTTGTACCAGAAATGAAACCTTTTTTGAAAAGGTTGGAAATAAGGTTCAACAATTTTTGCATATTTTTTTTCATCAATAACGTGTTCACTTTTAATAACTCCAGCTAAAATATCTCTAGCGTCTTTATTTTTTTTACTACAAAGTTTTTCTACTTTAGATAAG